GTGTTGACTGAGTAGCATCTGCATAAGTTGTATTATTATCAGAGCCCCAAACAGCTGTACCATCTGCTCCCCATCTTAGAATCTGTCCAGAACTTCCACCACTTGGAATATGCTTGTTACCAGAAGATGTAGGATGGACATATTTATTTGCACCATCCACGATCCCTGCAAGTTTTGTTTTCTCTGCTGTCGTGTAGTCATTCGTAGATAAACCTTTTCCATTGACTTTATCAACTTTGTTTTTGACTGCATCCGTAATCTTTGCTTTAATCTTCTGCCACAGATATAATACCCCATCAGAATCTAAATAATTTTTATCTGCCATTTTTTCTCCTATTTTAATTTAATAATCCTTCTAGTGTTTCGTTTGTGATAGGTTCCATATCGTTCCCTGATATGTTGTACATTTCTGTACGAACTTCATTTATTTTTGTTTCTAAATTTTGTGACGATTGCACTTGTTTGTCTGTCAATGTACTGATTGTTCTTCCTAGTGTAATCTTATTGTTTGCTGGGTTCTCTAAATCCAATTCATATTTACTTACAAGATAATAAGTGTCTGGATTTCCAAACGTACTCATGATTCCATGCTGTGTAGATATGCAAGGAACAAGATCTCCAAGTCTGATTGCGTTAATATCAACGTCGATCATATGCAGATCAACAGCTGTAAGTTCAATCGTGATTGCTAAGTTGATGCACTTCTGCAGATATTTATTTGCTTCTTCCAGTAGTTTGTCTGGATCATATACCTCAGAGAAATCAACCTTGTCATAGATCCATCCATATAGATCTACGGCATCCTGGCTATATACATAATCCGTTCCGTTATGACCATTTGCTGTTGTGATTGTCACGTTATCTTTTCCAACTGGGATAATCGCTGTTTTAATGTCTTCTGCCTTAGAGTATTTCTTCAGATCGAGAAGATTTTCTCCGAAACGAATCACCTGATTACTTACATTTCCATACTGCTTTACATAATCAAGATACCGTATGTTTCCATCATGCCGAACACGAAGATACCCTTCGTATTTCCCTAAGAAATTGGAATTAATAAAATCCCAGGTCTTCTCATAATTTGTCGATAAACTTGAGATCGTAACACTTTCAATATTGATCACGCCGATTTCAAATCGTTTTTCTTCTTCTACCTGCGAATTATGCTCTTGAATCAGTCTTTTAAAAACCTCTATATTGGTATCGGCTGTCCCAGCTTCTGTTGTTTCGGTTCCGTAATTATGCGCACGTTGTACTGAATCTAACAAAAAAGCAAGCTCCCCTTCACAGGAAATCTGCCCTGTGTTTTGAAAATCTTTTTCATCCGTTAAACTTCTTCCGGAAAATAACAGCTCATCATCTTCATAAACATCGATTCGAGATTTTAACTTATTGATATCGTTAACGTGAGGATGCGTTTGTAACATCCCAAAATCAAGATTTCCTGTTTTATTTAGCTCTAATGATATCTTAGGGCTAAGCACCATATAATGCGGATCGCGGACATCGTGCAGTGTTTTCCCGTCACATAGTATCTTATACATTTATAAACTACCTCCTCGATAATCGACAGATACTGTCCCATTTCCTGTAAACGTTAAAAGGTTATCCCCTTCTGATAACCAGATATCGAACACTTTACTTTTGCCCTTTGGAAGATCATAAGTGGCCCCGTTATATGTAACCTGCATCGGTGTATCACATTCGATCACAGGAATCACTCTCTTTCTTCTTCCATAAATATTTAGCTCGTATTTTCCAGAAACTTTGATGCCTCCATATTCACGGATAATATCAGTTTCAAAATTAAAATCATCCCATAACCAATCTTCCAGAGACGAAGCAACTTCATACTTATATGGATCAACTTCTCCGGACATTACAAGCTTTCCATTTATACGATCTGTCTTTTCGACATCAATCGTAAGTCGGCCAATGTAATAAAAAGATGGATCAGTATCGAGTAAGATCTTCATTTTCTTACCAACCAGGTAATTTGCAATGTCCGATACAATAGATCCCCATTCAAAAAAGTCTTCGTCTGGAGTTTCAAATTCTAAGGAAAGACTACGATTCTTGTACTTCACATCTCCGCCAGTAACCGCTTCAGTGATATCTAGTGTTCCATCTGCTCCTTGAATATCCAGTTCATATGTTTTTGGTTCCGGAAAACCAAGAGTGATCGCAGTCCACCCAAGATTCCAATCCTTTAAGGTATGTTTTTCTCCGATCGTGACTCCTAATGTTCCTGGCATACTATACACCTCCTCTTGATTTTCGTGTTGCTCTTGTACTTAATTCTGTATCCATGTAAGGGGCGATTACTCTTGTAACCTCTCGACCATCTATAATCAGTGGCACTTCTATTCGCTCTGGACCGGTATAAACTATTGAGTCTGATCCATTAGCTGAATCCGTTTGCACAACTGGCTGCATCCTTGTTGTGATCGTCTGCATCTGCAGGTTAATCGCATCCTGCATCCTTGACTGAATATCTTGAACGTTCAACTTCGCTTTCGCAAATTTCTGTGCCATGTTCTGAGAAATCGTTCCCATTTGTTTATACAGATTTGGAGCTTCTTTTTCATGTCCTTTGATTGCTCCCTGAATATCATAAGAACCAATCTTTGCAAATTCTCGAGATGGGGAATGAATCTTAAGTGTCTTTTTGGCTGTCTTAATAATATTCTGGCAGATTTTCTTCATGGATTTGCTGAGGTTTCTGGTTTCGCTTTCCATACCTGCAGTTAATCCCTTGGCAATATTAACTCCTGCCTGTTTCATCTCTTTCTGCAGATCATCCGTTACTGTTTTCATTTCAGATTCATAATTTGCCTGAAGTTTTGCGAGATCATCTCCAAAGAAGTTTTCAGAAAATGTTTTGGACATATTCTGCTGCTGATTCCACTTATTAATGTAAGCCTGCTGTTCAGTTTCTGACATATGCTGGAACCATGCCATATAAGCGTTTCCTGCATCAATATCCATTCCGAGAATCTTTTCCATCATAGACTCAGGAATCTTGTTTTCTAGCAACTTCAAGTTCTTTTGATACTTTTCAATGTCCATGATATTCTGATCAAGGTTATAGATATTTCCCCAAGATTGCTGTTTATCAGTTAAACTGTCCATCTTGCTCTTGATGTTGTTATACGCTTCCTGATATTCATCAGATAAGTCTTGTAACTTTTCCTGTGCAATCTTGTTTAATCGATCAGCTTCTTTCTCAAATGCATCATTGTAAGCTGCTGCAGTTTTCTCTCCGGCAGTTTTTAACTGCTTTTCTTCTGCATTGTTTTTTGCTTTTAGATTTTTCAGCTGTTTCTTTAATCGCGCTTTTTCTTTCTTGTTCTTAGTTTTGCTGATTTTATCTTGTAACTTCTGCTCTTCCTTATCGTGCTTAGAGGAAACCTTACTTGTCTGCTGATCAATGATTTCTTGTACGGTTTCTGATGATCTTGACTTTGCTGTGTTGAGTGCTTCAGATATACCAGACACTAGGTTGTTCCCGATATCGGAATAATTTCCTTTCTTGGATGCAGTCTTAGCTGCAGATAATGCTTCATTCACAGAAAGCTTCATTTCTGCATTGAGTTCTGTCTGCCCTTCTCTAACGCCCTTTGCCACACCTTTTGGAATATTCTTTCCAATCGCATCTTTATATACACGAGATGGTGAATGGATTCCTAAGGCTGTGGCTGTGGCTTCTACGGATGCATTTGCCATCTCTCCAGAAGCATTTTCTACATCTTTGGTATGCTTTCGGATACCTACTGCCATTCCTAACGGCATCCATTTTCCTACGTCACTTTCCATGACACGGGATGGCGAATGAATCTCACCTTCTGCTTTTGCGGCTGCAACTGCAGCTCTTACCGCTTCTCTTGCGGCTGCTGATACAGCATCAGAGTTTGATCTGATACCAGATGCTAATCCAAGAGATAAATTACCACCAACGGATACAAAAGAAGATTTCTGCGCACTTGCTCCGGAAGAACCTGCTTTAGATACTTTTGAACCGGCAGATTTTACTGTTCCGGACTTTGCTGTGATCCCTTTAGAAAATTCCGATGTCATCTTTCCGCCGGCTGTTTTTGCTTTGCCCGAACCAGAAGCAAGCCCTGCTGCGGTTGTTTTGCTGATTTTATCTGCAGCTGATTTTGCTTTACCAGATCCTTTTGAAAAAGAAGATAAATAACTATTAAACGATTGAACTCCGGCACTTGAATTATTCGTAGCAGTAATCTTACTTGCTTTTTTAATTGCTGTGCTATTTTTCTTAACTGTAGTAGCTGCTTTTCCTGTTTTGGTTGCAATAGCATCAAACGAGCTTGCTGCAGCTGAATTATCTACCTTGCCGATTTTTAAACTGTTTTTTATCTTTGTTGCCTGGCTTTTTGTCTTTTGTGCTGTACTATCAATAGCTTTTGTAAGACCAAATGCATTCTGATCTCCAGATAAGTCTATCTTTGTTAGTTCTTTGATTGCATCTTGAACCGGCGTCTTTCCTTGTGCAACTTTCGTTGCAAGTTCTGTTGGAATCTTAGATCCATCAATTCCTGCTTTTGTTATTGCTTCCTGGAAAGAAATCATACGACTTAATGCGGCCGCTGCTTCTTTCGGTTTTCCACTACCAGATGTGATCGCATTTGCTAAATAGTCCGGTACCTGTATACCACCTTGCTGTGCCTTAGCTTTCAGATCTTCGAACGTGACAAGATTTTTTACTGCCTGCACAGACGTAGGGACCGCATATTGTCCGGAACTAATTCCTTGCGCTACGCTATCAGGAACTTTAACACCTGCATCCTTTGCCTTTTGGATCAGATCGGTCCAATTGATCGCATTCTGCATCTGTTTTGCAGCACTCTTAAATGATATAGATCCATCAGAAATCCCTTTTGACAGATACTGTGGTATCTTCATACCTTGTTCTTGCATCTTGGCCAACTGATCGGAATTAACCAGATCATCTAATTTGATCAAGCTCTTTAATTCTTTTCCAGATGTTGGATTTGCATAAACACCCTGTTTGATTCCCTCTCCAACAGATTTTGGAATATCACTCGCTTTAATCTTTGCCTGTTTGGCCAGATCATCTAAAGATTTCAGATACTCTGTATAATTTGCCTGTGCTGTATATTTGTCTGTGTATGCAGTCAGTTCTTTTTGTGCTGCATTTAAGTTTTTACCACTTTGCTCAACCGCCTTATTGGCTGTCATCATTGCATCATAGTATTTTGTCAGATCATTAGAAGCTTTCTTATATTCATCACTGCTTGTTGTTATCTTTCCCTGATTTACCTTTGCGGTAACCTGATTCATTTTTTCAACAGCGGCATTATATTTGTTTGTTGCTTCCGTCTTTTTCTTGATAGCTTTTTCATTCTCAATATCGGCTTTGGCTACTTTAGATGCTGCACTTTCCATGCCTTTTTGATAAGCCTTGGCCATTGCCTGTTCTTTCAATGCTGCGATGTTTTTCTTGATCGCAGAAGTAGACTTATTTAGCTTATCTGCTTCTTTGTCATACTCAAGATTCAGCCCTGGTAATAATTCATTTAATTGTTTAACTACACTTACAATCTGTGCTTTTGTCCCAGCGCTCTTATGCTCAACATTCATCAGTTTTGTTAATCTCTGATACAACTGATCTGCCTGAACACCATTTGCACGTGCAGAATCTACATTTTTCTGATTTTCTTTATGTAAGCTCTTGATCGATGCTGCCATCTCTTCTTGTTTCTTTTTGAGTTTTGTGCACGAAGAATAGTATCGATCTGCTTCTGTAACCGCTTTTTTCTGTGTCAGTGTGTATGCTGCGACTCCTGCTACTAAAGCACCTACTGCAACAACTCCTAAACCTACTGGACCGCCAAGTGCTGTACATGCTGCATTAAAAGCTCCTGTTGCTGCTGTCGCAAGAGAAATCTTACCTGTAGAGATTCCAACAACTGTCTGCAATGCGGTCAAACCACCCTGTTGTGCCACTAAGGTGATTGCATTTGCCTGCTCCATTGTTTTTAAGGCACTAAAAGCTGTAGTTAATGCTGTAACTCCTTTAGATGCAGTGTTGAAAACTTTAACTCCGGCCCAGGCACCCATGAATGATGTCGCAAGCGGAATAACTACGCCCATGTTGTCCCCAAGCAGTTTTGTAGAAGCGGCCAATACTTTTACTCCACCTTTGCCGGTTACCATAGCCACTTTTCCAAGATTTTCAACGGTATTTATAGCTTCCTTCGGAACAATTTCTTTTATTCCACCCTTTTTTAATTTGCTAGATAGGATTCTTAATTGCTTTGTCCCAACACCAACGGCTTTTGTTAAAGGTGTCTTAATATCTTCATAGATACCAATTCCCACCGCTTCTGCTGCCGACCCAAGATCATACAATGCTCCCTGCAGATTATTGTTCATGACATCTGCCTGTTTCTTGGCTGCACCGGAAGAATTATCAATTGCCTTCTGCAGTTTATTGAAATCGGAATCAGATGCATTTACGATCGCTAGCAGACCAGACATTGCTTCCTGTCCTGCAATAGCTGCAGCATACTGGGATTTCTGACTATCTGTTAATCCAGAGAACTTTTCTCTTAATTCCGCCATCGTTTCACGAAGTGGCTTCATGGATCCATCAGCTTTTGTTGTGCTGATACCAAGCGCATTTAATGCTGTAGCTGCATCTTTCGGAGGTTTGACAAGTCGCGTAATGATAGATCTCAAAGATGTACCTGCTTGGCTTCCTTTGATTCCTGCATTTGCCATCAGCCCAATTGCTGTAGCTGTATCTTCGATACTATATTTCATGGATCCGGCCAATGGTGCAACATATTTAAAGGTTTCTCCCATCATTGCAACATTGGTGTTAGAACTACTCGATGCTTTCGCTAGTACGTCTGCAAAATGTCCAGAATCCTTTGCTTTCAATCCAAAAGCGGTCATCGAATCTGTTACAATGTCGGATACTGTTCCAAGGTCTTCTCCGGAAGCTGCAGCTAAATTCATAACACCAGACAATCCAGAAACCATCTGATTTGTTTTCCATCCTGCCATAGCCATGTACTTAAGTGCTGTAGCAGATTCCGTAGCAGAAAACTTCGTTGTAGCTCCCATCTGCTTTGCTTTTGCAGATAGCTTTTCCAGGTCTTTTCCAGATGCTCCGGAGATTGCCTGGACCTCACTCATTCCTGCTTCAAAGGACTTACCTACATCGATCGTCTTTTTTGCGGCCGCCACAGATGCAACTCCAATTACTGCTGCAGATTTTTTCATCAGCCCGGCCATCTTTGATGTTGCGCTCTCTGTACTTGCTACTGTACTTTGATTAGATTCTTCCCAAGACTTTTTTGCACCATCTGCACTTTCTTTTGCAGTATCCTTTACCTTTTTATGAGACTGCTGCATCTTCGTAGATGCGGATTCTGTTCCTTTTGCTGCAGTATCAGCTCCTTGCTTTGCTGCCTGTCCTGCTTTCGATGCTGAATCCTTTGCGCTCTTTTCTACTTGTTTTCCAGTTTTCTCTGCTGACTTAGCAACTTCTTCTACACTCTTTTGTGCCTGATCAGAAGCTTTATCTATCTCCTGTGCTGTACTCTTAGACGAAGATTCAACCTCTTTCTTAAGATCATTTAATCCTTTTTCTACACCGGAGTTATCCAGTTTGGTTTCTATTGTAACTGTACCATCTGCCATGTTTTCACCTCATCAAATAACTAAAAATTTAAAGTTTCTAAGCTATTTGACGTCCTGGGTGCTCAACCTGCAGATCCAAGCTCTCGCCTGTTCGCTTCTTCTGACTACTTTCTCGGATTAGTCACATTCCGTTATAGTTTTACGCCTTCTCGGGCAATTTTGGTATAATAAAAGCACCTAGGTTATCCTAGATGCTCCTTTTAATTATTCAATTTTATAAATTTAACAATTGCTTTTTTTTCGCATTAAATTCTTCCTCTGTTAATATTCCTTCTTTCTTTAAATCTGCCAATTTTCTTATCTCATCTGCAATTGATGTAACTTTTGCTGGTTCTGGGGAAATTTTTGAAATCTTCGGATATTTTTTGAGCTCCATTGACAGCTCATCCATAATAGTCTTTAAATTCTTATTATTCTTTCCCATGTCAACAACGCTTCCGAATACTCCTGTTTTAGATGCAGACGTCACTTCTACAATACTTTCTCCATCTTCTGCTGCTTTAACCGTTACTGTCACATTTTCTCCCCACGAAAATGCACTGATACCAGCTTTTAAATAAACCGTTTTTAGTAATTCATCTACAGAATCTACTTTCATCCCATATATATACTGAGATGATTTTTTTAGTGCTTCAAAAACATCTTCTACACTGTAAGGAATCTTCACTGATGAATTATGATCTGCTACTCCCATATCTTTTTCCTCCCGAATATTTTTCTTTAATTATACAATATTAAGAAAATACTCGCAACAAAAGAACGCCTGTCTCCAGACGTTCTCTATATAACATTTATGCCACCTGCTTAAATTGTTCTATCGCAATATCGCAAACAAGATTTGCCACCCTTATTGCCTTTTTATTTCCAACTTCTATCAATTTATCAATCCATTCTTTTCTTAACTCTTTGATTTCGACCTCATTCAACCCTTGCATTTCACAAAGCAGCTCTGATAATAAATCTTTTAATTCATTCATCTACGCCACCTCCTGATAAACAACTTTACACTTGTTAATCTTTCCATTGGATAACTGATATTCAATCATGGTAGGATATCCATTAGTTTCTAGCCATTCTTTTATTTTTCGGAATACGCTGTCCTTATACTGAATTGTAACACCATCATGCCCATTTCTACTGTACGCTGTTTTTACAATTTCATCTTCTGTTACATCCAATTTCTGAATAATTCCACTAACAGCCTTGTCATGTGGTTTCCCATTATTGGACATAATTCCTAACTCTTTAGCAATTCTCGTGCAATCCCATAAAACAGGAATTTCTGAAATCAAAGGTATATTGATTGGATATCCATTATCAGAATAAATCCGCACAACTTCTGCCGCTATGTACTTAGAGTCTACGCCTGCATCATGCAGTGCGCTTTTTACATTCTTAACCATTTGATTTACAGATGGTAGTTTTTCTCTTTTCTTAACACTTTCTTTCCGGATGATTCCATACTGAATCACATCTTCCATATCGTGGAATCGGTTGATGTATTTTGCTGTAAACTCTGTGCCTTTGATTCCTGTTAACTTGTGAGCAATGAACTCGCAACCTTTCTTTGTAACATCAAAACATTGCAATACTCTTCCTGTTTTGTCTTTATATGTACTGTCTCGAAAAAATTCACTGGGCTCAATTTTGAGCTCAGTCAATTCATAAGTGTATTTTGCGATATCTCGTAATAAATTCTTATGTCTCTTTTCAACCATATCTGCGACTTCTAAACTACTAATTGTCTGTTCTGTCATTTTTAAATCATTCATTCTGTTGCCTTTCTTCCATAAATTGGATATTGATTTTTGCACCAAAATGAAGTAACATTATAATAATGATACCTTTTTGGTGTTATCATCTGGGAATAGCTTGTACCGGCCAAAGTATTCAGCTGTTCCCTTTTTTTGTTTCTAAAGTTCCTCATTTAATTTGCGTATCCCTTCACGTATCGCTGCTGATTCACTCGTTCCATACTTGCGACAATATTCTATAAGTATGCTATCCGTTTCCTCATCAATTCGACACTGAATTTTTCTGTTTTTAGGATTTCTGGTGGGACGTCCTCTTCTTTCATGTGCTAAATCTTCAGTTTTCATTATCTGTATTCTCCTTTCTACTATTTTTCGTAATTATAATATCACTATTTTTCGTAATAGTCAATACTCTTTTTCGTGTTTACAAATATGATTTTTCGTGTTTTAATTATAATATAAATATAAAAGGAGGTGCTTTATGGCATTTGGAAAAGAATTATCTGATATCCTACACCAAGAAAATATGACTGTAAAGGAATTGGCTGAATTAGCAGATATTCCTGTTACTACCCTGTATTCTTTAATTAAACGTGATAACAACACAGTTAATTTGGATTATGTACGTCGCATCTGTGATATATTAGGATCTGATCACGCAAGTCAATTACTTTCAGCTGCTAATCTCTCCAGTTTCATCAACTCTGACGTTACTACTGCGGTTTTAGCCAGTGGCTCAAAAAGTCCTAACAAACTCAGTGTTAAAAATATCTACACAAAGGAAGAAAAATTACTCCGTCACTATCATGCCTTAAATCCAGAAGGTCAAGATTTATTACGTCGCTACGCCAGGGATTTATATGATCTTCCACGCTATAGAAAGGAAAAAGATTAACCATTGCACAGAGGCTACTTCAATAGTTTTCTGTGCTTTGTCTTCTCCTGCATTTGACTCTAACACATTCTATTTTTTTGTCAAATTTCTTACTCTTTTTTGACATTTTCCATTTGTGCAAATCTCATAATCTTTTTTAAGTTTAATTCCTATTTTTGCATCACCTTTGTGATGCATTTTTCTTCTCAAAATTCTCGATTTACGCATCTTTTTTATGCACATTGCAAGAATTTGACTTTTTTTACAATATTCCTGACAGATCACCGCCATTTAGCAGTATCTGTGTTATCTCATCCTGTCTCTTCTTCTCTTCTTTACTTATATCATCCGGAAGTGCATAGATCTTTTGCATCTCCCTTATCCTTTTTCTCTGTTCTTTGTCAAAATTCTTTAACTCTGCCCCACGATATCCGATAATCTCGCAAATCTTACAATCATCATGAAGGGCACTGAATAGCGACATAAATTTCCACCAGTGCAAAAAATCAACCTCGAACAGATCAATCTTATAATCCTGCATAAACCCTGCATTGATATAATCAAAATCATATTCAAAGCTGATCACTTTTTTCTTTGTTTTTGTTTTTGATTGTTTATCTTCCTTACCACAGGAATAAAACCACAGCATTTTTTCCATAGCTTCTTCCAGATCATCCGGAACATTATCTCTATAAAAGAGTTTTAGTGCATCATAATATTTTGCATTTGCGATCGCATCTTTTTCTTCAATATCGATTTCTTTCATCATTTCTTCTGCAAACTTCTTTTGATCATCTGTAACTTCTTTTCCAAAGATAATCTCTTCCACATTCATAATTGTTCTGAAATCAGCATCAATCTTATATGTTTCACTCCCGATATCTACTGACACCGGGAGTTCTCTTCTGATCATTCAGCTCCAATCATCTTGTGCAGATCATTGACTCTCTTTGTATGACCAGCTAACTGTGAATCTCTGATAGAATAAAGCTTCTTAATTGCTTTCGTTCTTTCTGTCAGATCATGTTTTGATGTAAAGATTTCATCAGCGGTGCCATTTCCAAATACCTCGTCAAAAAACTCACTAATGATTTCTGACTCATACGCCACGCCTTCTGCCTTGATTTTTCCATCTTCTGCATTCTTCTCTTCGTACTCACCAAGTTTCTTCCACATTTCCTTTCCTGCATCACTAAATTTTTTCATCATGTCCGCATCCAGGAAATTAAATGCGAGCTTCTTTCCATTCCAAATAAACATATATCTTACTCCTTAATTCCAATTTCAAGCTTCGCTTTCGTTTACTCCGTTGCTGAATCCGGTGTAAATGTCTTTGTCTTTGTATCAAATTTACCCATAACAGGATCTCCTTTGTCGTGAAGTGTTCCCTCAACCTGTAATTCTCCGTCATTATCAGAGAAACTTGAAATTTCAGCAGCTACGGTAAACATACGTGCTTTGAATACTGTCCCAGTGGTATCTCCCTCTACTTTTTCATCCAGATCAACGCGAACAAATTCACGTTCTGCATCCGCTCCTGTTTTTCTCTCTTTACCAATGCTGACCAGATCTTTAATGACCTTTTCGCTTGGAATCTGATCGGCTGTAAATCCGTGCTCACCTTCATAACTTGTAATGCTTGATGTGGATGATTTATCATTGATATATTTTTTACTTGTTGTCTGTGCTCCTGGATCTTCATTTAACTCTGTAAAACCAGTTCCCATAAGTTCGAAGTTTTCTCCTACTTTTAAGTAAGAAGCTTCCTGATAACGCTGTTTTACTGTTTTACTTGCTGTTTCTGCCATTTTATATTCCTCCTAATTTTTGATAATAAATTAACTGACACTGAATCTGGTATTGTGCTTTTGTTGCATCTGCATTAAACACATATCCATTTGTCAGTGCCTGTATTTTAATTGCTCTTTTTCCTTTATCCATTTCCGGAAGTTCGTTGTTAATCGTACATCGTTCCAACCAGTCTGAGAAATCTTCGTAAAACTCCGCTACGTCAATATTCTCTGCAACGTCTGCCCCGAAGTACTCTCTACTTGCCAGGACAAAATTAAAACGGCGTTCTGTGTCACCGTTAATATACCGCTTTTTGATTGGCTGAGACGTTACCGACGCTTCGATTGCATAACTTTTTGTATCTTCCGGAAGATGTTCCACACCAACCAGATCATCAAAAGTAGATAAACCTGGATAGTCCTGGATAAATGCTCTCACACTTGCGATCACACTCATTCTGCTTTACCTCCTACAAAATCTGCAACAGACTGAACAATCTGATCTCCATTGTCTGCCCAACATCTTTGATCCCATTCTTTGCCACGAAGTCCATTCCCTTTGTTCTCGTGATATTGCTTTTGTGCATATGGAGTTACAAACTGGATTGAGTCCACATTTTCTATTGCAGTATCTTTTAATACTCCGGTTAAAAATGGAACATATGGATCCATCTTTCTTCGGAACTCTCCGGTAAAAAATCTTTGTGCGGGTCCACCAACTTGAAGACCTCTTGTCTTTAAGATCTGATCGGGCGAAAGTTCGACTTTAACTTGTGTTCCCATATTTAAGCACCTCCGATTCTCCAATGTGGCAAACTTCCTCTCCGGTTATCCGAAAACGATAATACTTTTCCTGTGTGCTGCTGCTTTAAAAATTCTGATTCTTTCTCAAAATCTTCTAACAATCCTTTTCCAAACAGATCTCCGTTATTGATCGTCCAGTATTTTTCTGCTTCTTCTGCAGATAATTCCCGATACTTATCAGCATCAATGTATTCTTTCCCTTCCGTATCTGCAGATAAAGGAATGCGGATCTGATACATATCTGCAGAACTAAGTCCCTGATCGGTAACAGTTGTCTGCTGCTTTGTGTAAAAACTGACACCTTTGATCTGAGTCTTTAAATAAAGCTTTCGTGCTGTCTTTTTATCAACTCCACGATTGTTATAGATCGTCAGATCTGCATTTGTCATCATATGGTCCACACCCCCTGTACAAGAGTCCCGTATGTGCAAGATAAGGATATGCTGCTTTCTTACAACGATGCTCCACAGTGCCTGTTGTTTTGCTCTGACTCGTCACAAAACTTACGCTGTATCCATCGTTGTTCTCACTTGCAATCTCCCTTCCTGCATCATCTTTTCTCATTCCATCCTGATACATCACATCTGCTATCGCACATGTGGCCAAGCTTACCTCTTCTGGAATCTCTGTCATATCATCGACTCTGGAAAAAGTAAGAAACTTCACAAAGATACTCGCCTTTAAGATCATACTAGGGAAAGCTTTCTCCGGTATGATCTCGCCATGAAATGTATTTTCATAAAAATCCCTGTCTGCATATTCCACCATACCGGATCACCGCCTACCCTCTGGAAATGATTCTTGCGATTGGAATTGCTTTGTGATCGATCACTTTCTTATCGGAATTTGTTTTTCCGTTATCAACCAGTGTCCAGTTAGATCCATCAGCAAGTTCTGCATCTGTTGGGGATTTTGCAGCCATAGATTTTCTAGTAAACGAAATTCCGTATGGTGCAAATACTTTTCTCTGTCTCATATACAGAGTATCTTCTCCACCATGTGTTTTTGGATCACGATGCATTTCATATGGCACCTTTGCGCCGATATCTTCATAGTCAAAAGCCCCATCACCTAATACATAAGTTGTATATTTTGTGTAAGCTTCCTGTGCTGCAACATAACCAGACTCTCCCTTTGTTCCACTTTCTTCTACTGCAGCAACTTCTTCTGCTGGCATGGAATCATCGATCAGAACCAGACGACCATTCCATGTCGCAAGAGTTAAGTCTCTTTCAACTCCATTTGCATCTGTCTGTGTCATGTATTTTAACAGCTTCAGATTTTCAAGGTTTGTTGCTACCGCACTGTGCATGATCGCGATCGTAAACTTAGACTTATTATCTCCTGCTGCTTTCTGTAAAGCTGTATTTAACGTGTCAGCCTGTACAACGTTCTTTACGTTTCCATCTTTGTCAGTTGCTGTTACTTCTGTGATATCAGATGTATGTTTATCAACAAAGACTTTGTTTTCTTTTCCGGTCATTGCAAAGACACCATCCAGAATCTTTACTAATGTTGTCTGATCAAGATCAGCTTTGTAATCATTGACCTGTGCTGCAACATTGTCCATAAAACTTACACCACCTGTAACATCTTCTGAAAAGTCTCGCTCAGTCCATCCTTTCATACGACCAACTACAACAACACCTCTTTCAAATGTGTCTGTGTTTTCAGACTTAAGATCTGTCTCACCATCATAGTTCTGTGCTGCTCCACCGATAAGACCATGCATTGGCAATACTGCATATACTGTTCCTGTCTGAGAACTGAACGTGTTTTTGATATCCTGATTACCTTTTAGGGCTCTGGACTTGATCAGCTCGTTCTTTTTTAAATTTGGAATCCTCTCTGTGTAGGCACCGAATGCCTGAGGATTGAATGATTTAGAATCAAATTTTTCTCCTGCCATTTTTTACTCCTTTATTTAAATCTCTGCTCCGGGATTCTGTTCCATATAGTCACAGAGTTCCGAATATGTCATTTCACTTGGTTTCTTTCCACCAATACCGCCAGAACCACCATTTGTTCCTTTAACGATCGTTGGTGCAGGTTCATCACTTTCGAACAAAAAGCCGTTTTCTTCCTTGATCTGTGACAGCTGTTCGTCTAAACCGATAATTTTTCCATCGTTTAGTTTCAGTCCATCCATATCAAGTAACGCTTTGACCGCTTTGCTGTTTCTAGCTTTCGCTCCTGTCAATGCTGCAGTTAATGCATAATCAAATTTCATTTCTGAGATCTGTGCATCTGCATCACTCTTTGCTTTCTCAGCTTTTGTTTTCCAATCATCTGCCGCCTGCTTGATGCCGTCAATGTCCATGTCTTTAAACTTCTGAATCTCTGCATTTGCATCGTTTACCTGAGTTTCAAGACTTTCTGCTTTTAGCTTATAACTGTCTCGCTCCTGAGTGATTTTCTCTGCTTTTTTCTGTTCTGCAGCGATATCTTTTCCGTTTTCAGCCATGATCTTATCGATCACTTCCTGGGAAAGATTTAAACCTTTTAAAAAATCTGTTTTCATGTTGCTCGTTCTCCTTTCGTATTAGGTTGTTTTAGGCGTGTAACCGACCGCCACGAACCGACTGTTTAAGGTCTGATCAGCTGACCAATGTTGTTTCTTTGCATAAAAATAACACCCAGATCTCTCTGCGTGTCTTCTGCAGCTTAACCCTGCTGCCGGGAGATATTTGGATCACCGTCCTTTCTATTCTGTTGACTTCATGCTGCACTGCTCCTTTCTTAAAATTTCGTATAAAAATACCACCTGATATTGATCAGATGGTACATATTTATAGGCCTGGCGTTATATCCTTGATTCCTTTCACGGCATTATATACTTTTTTCATCATTGAATTTTCCTGTAAATACTCAAGACCTTTTAATGTAATTCTAACATCACTTGCATTGATCCTTGTTGCTCCTGTGATATCACGTTTCATACTTACACCCTTGATATATCCGACATCAACCATCATCTCTATATATCGTGCCCAGCGTTCTTTGGAAACCCCTAAGGCTTCCGGCCCAACATCGTTGATATCAAATTCTGGATAATCCATTGCTTTTTCCAATGCTGATAAGATTTTATATACAGCTTTAAAGTTATCCATTGTTCTCACCTTTCGCTTTTTCTACTTTATCTTTTATCAACTGATACCATCCATTGTTTTCGTTATCAAAATATGGGCAGTTATAATCTTTGGCCTTTAAGTGTTTGTTTGGTATCTTCCCGTATACTTTGCATAAAGTTTCATAACCTTTTTCATCAAAATCTGCTTTTCTGCATGCATGGCATATTGGTATAGGACTTGTCACTTTTGCCATTCCAGGAAAGTCATCAAAACTCGGACCTATTTCTATTTCTTGTTTCACACCATTTTCATCATAATAATATCCTATTCCACTCATAAAACAGCCTCCGCTTTGATATAGTATCTGTCCTTTTCTTTATTTACACTTTTTATTTTATACTGAAAGCCTCGTTTAAACAACACTTCTTCTTGATTTTTGTATTTTTCAGTTGCGACATCTTTTATATATAAACAGCCTTTATACCCTTTAGGGATCTCAATTTCAAGATGAACATTTCTACCCTGATACATTATGTCATGAAAAGATGTAGATGTATAACCTTTATTCGTTAAGGTCATTCCATTCATTCTTTTTATATCCTCTTCGGAATATTGAAAACCTTTTGGAAATGCATTTAAATATTCTGGAATCGTATCACGATGAACTACCATTTTGTGTTCTACAGTACCTTTACTTAATGCAGAATCCAACAGGTCCATAAATCCTTTTTCCTGATCAATTCTTTGCTGTTTTCCAGAATATATTGCACTGTTCACTCGGTTTGCTGCATTACCAGTATATCTCAAGATCGCTTTCTTTTCTTCATTCGTCAGTTTTTCTAACTGTTTAGACATTTGATTCTTAAAGGTATTCTTTCGATCTTGCCATACAGCCTTCTGCGCAACGCTCCGATTGAATCCAACGATATCTCCTGCTTTATTCTTCACTGCATAGATCTGAACTCTGGCAGACTCATATCGCCTTCCTGTTTCCTTGCAGAAAGCTTTCAGTGCTGCTTCCTGTTTCTTTAATCTTACAGATTCTTCATTGAACCGATTCTGTAAAGTATTTTTTAAGGTATCATCTTTCGCTTCACTGATCGCTGAATTATATCCAGCAAGTTTCCTCTTTGTCTCTCTGATCTGTCGTTCATGACTTCTCTGCATCTGACTTGCTTCATACTCTGTAAATTGTTTGTCGTTGTATGTCACGCTCTTTGCAGAATAATCATCTAGCATCTCCTGTGTATATGCCGGTGTTGATATTCCAGGAAAGAATGCATGGAAGTTATGCCTGCAGTTCCAACCACATAACCCTGGTCCTGTTCCATATCCTGTTGCTTCATAGAAGTTTTCGTATTTTGGATCAGTCCCAGATAAACAAAAGACCTTCCCTTGCCATACGGCATGTTCAGGTCTTGCACCTGCATGCGCAGTTGTTTCAACATAATCACAATTCTGATCTTTTGCATACTGCAGATTCATTTCTGCTGCAGTCTGATTTACTCCGGTAAGTACAGCTCTTCTTACCGCGACATCTAATTTATCGACATGCTGTGATGGATATAAGACTTCTGTTCCCTGCACTGCTGCCTCTTTAATCGCATCTGCAATGGCTTTGTCATAACTGAATGCTCCTGTACTTACTTTCATCTGTGCCTTGTTACATGCCTGAATAAAAGCAGATTGTGATTTTGCGGCTGTTGTCATTGTTAAGTTATCTAATTCTTGACATGTCTTTCTGACGTTTGCCTGCAGAATCCTTTGCATTCCATTTGACTGTTCAAGTTTAACGGCTTCTTTCCCTGCCTGCTTGTAATAGACAGCTTCATTTTTTAAGTTTCTGACTCCTGCTTCCTGGTACATCCGCTCGACTTCTCGATTCTGGTACCCAGACACCTGACTCACTCGTTTGATCGTATCTTTATAAACGAGACCTGCATTCTGTAAAACCTCCGCCTGATGCTTTGTCGATTCGGATACATTTCCCATCTTTACAATTCTTTTAGCCATATCAGATATGATCGCTATTGTCAGACTGTCGATGATACCAAGTAACTGATCAGAGAATTGTTCCAAATACTTCGGATCAAGCATCTGTGATCACCTACTCTTCCTGAATATTAAAACGATCATCCTGTGTCGGCATCATTTTTAATGCTTCTTCCTCAGAAACTCCATACTTGGCAGCAATGTATATTTCTTTTCGAATCAGTCCGGCTGTTGCATCCTGCTGCATGCTCTGCAGTTCCTGTTCTTTATCGATCACGATCGAATCATCCCAGTCAAAGCTAATCTCATATTTCTTGCCCCCATTTAGATTAGCAAGCTGTGCAATCACATCCATTGCATAGACTAATTGTTCTAACGCTTTCTGCAGTGCTTTCTGGATATCAGATACAGTACTGTATGATCGCTGTTTGCTTGCTTTGATCTCTTCTGCAGTCTTATCAACTGTGTTTGGATCACTTAAAGTTCCGTAGGCAAGACCTACATTAAACTCAATCCTTCGTAAAATCGTGTTGAATCCATTGATAAGGCTTTCGTCACGGATCGGCGGTGCAAACACTTTGTACTGATCCTTGTCATCGTCAAAATCCATCATTCTAAAGAGTCTTTCTTTTCCTTTTGGAAGGTCAAATTCTCCGTTTTCTTTTCGCTTAAATAAGCTAACGTCTCCATCAATTGCTAATTCAGATCCCTCATATTCCCACAATATCCTTGTCCATTGATAATCAGCTTCTTTGATATCATCGACTGCCCTAGAATATACAGAAACTCCTAATGGAGATGAATCATCAACGTTATTTGCGTTCGGAATTTTGAAATATGCAAATAATGGCTTCTTCACGTGTAAGATTGTCACTGCTTCTTCAAGATTGGCCCACTCCGGTACAGCACTAAGCGGTACTTCTTTTCCCAATACCTCAACATTATCTAGATCCTGCCTTACAAAAGCCTTATTCATAATATGATATGTCGTGTTCTCATCGTGTTGATGATATTCCAGTCTTGTATATACCTGTTTCCCGATCGTTACGGTTTCCATAAAAACCGCTGCAATAACTTCCCCTCTGGAATTAAATTTTGTCGGAAAAAAGTGATCAGCTTGGACCATGTCAACTTCAATGTGTCCGTCAGAAACATAAGGCTTCATTGCAAGTCCACCCTTTGCACAGGCATATTCCGTATAGGTTCGTATATTATCAATCACAGTTTGGTATTCATCGTTGAGAAACTTATTCCCTGTGATCTCTGTTTTTAATTCCAGTGTGACAAGCCTTGCAAATTCTCCAGCAATAGCTGCAGGTAACCCACAAAGCTTCAGCTCTTTTCTTTTCCAAGGCGGTTGATTTTTATACATCTTCGACCAGAGATCAATTTCTCTTGCCATCTTGTCCGATACGGCAACATCAACTCCGATCGCATCTCTGATATTTTCTTTTCCAAGCATTTTTCTTATCACCTGCCTTATTCGCTCAATAATTTCTTTTATCATTTAATCAACTCCATTTTCGTTCACGTCTTACGATCGTGTAAGCAAAATATCTTACCGCATCCATGCAATGATCATGCTGCTTCACTGGTTTATCTTCCCCACGTTCCAATGCCTTATCATCCCAGATATAAGAACCAAACTCTTTGATTGTTTCTTTACAACATTCAGAGAACAGTAATACACCTAGATTTAACAGATTTCCTACAAATCGAATACCATCAAGTACATCATTCTTTGCTTTCTTAACCTTGAATCCTCTTTTCTTAAGCTCTGCGATAAAGGATGCTGCTGCCGGATCGACAATGATCGATTCAACATTGATTCCTTCCAGGAACTCTTCCATGTCATCCGCATATTCTCCATCTGTCTTCTGCGTAGTCTCATCTCGGCCAGAATAGTAATATTCCTTTGTAGCAACCCACTGTCCCTTGTGATTCTTTTCCCACAGAAGATATACTGTCGCATTCTGTGTACCATAATCGACACTGACGTATTTACTGCCTACTACTGATTGCTGGTCTTTTACAACATGCTTTTCTGTATTGAACATATCGTAAATAATTCCCTCGGCTACGGCCCACAGACCTAGGATATAGCGCTTGTAAAACACTCCGGTATACATCGCCCGATATCTTGCTTTAATTCGCTCAGATAGACTCAGATTGTCGTCCATTGTGAAATGTAGATAGACAAGTTTCTTTTCATCTGCACGATCAATCCAGTTAGTTTTAAACCAGTGATACGGCCCATCTGGGTTACAGTTGAACCAGTATTTAGATCCATCTACTGAACATCGTCCTGTTGCCTGGTTAACAAAAGATTCAGGCATCAGTGCCACTTCATCAAAAAAGACTCCTGCTAAAGTAATACCCTGTATCAAATCCTGTGATCGCTCGTCTTTTCCACCGAAGATATAGAAATAGTTCTCTTTGCCACCTCTTCGGATAACAACTAAGTTATCAGCTCTGTGATCTTCAACGTGGTATCCTCGACTCTTAAGCATAAGCTTTAACCAAAAAAGTACGTTTCTCCGGAAAGAACCGATCGTTTTCCCACACATACCGAAGTTTTGGCCGTTGAATGTTTCCATTGCCCACATTGCAAAAGATAAGCACATAGAAACTGTCTTTCCCGATCGGATTGCTCCATCTGCTATGATTCCATCCTGATCATGTACTGGAGAATTTGGCAGCCACCAGGTAAGTATCTTTTTCTGCTTCTTAGAGAACGGCCGAAACTTAAAGACAGCTTTCTTTATTCTTCTTCCCATACATCTGCCACCTCACCTTTTAAGGCTTCGATGAATCCATCGTCTTCTGTCTCTTCTTCGGATGTTCCGGACATGATCGCTGTCTTAGCTCTGATCTGCTCAATCTTAGCTTTCTGTTCAACTGTAGCAATATCCATATGATCTGCAAGCCATTGTAAAGCTTTCATCTTATCAACCAGCTTAATACTCGCTCCGTCTTTTCCTTGCTTCACTTCCATAATCAACGTTCCATCAACATCTTCAGATTGTTTGAATTTCACAGTATTGACTTCTTTTTCGAGAACTTCTTTTTTTCCAGTTTCTTTGTTTTCTACCATTACTGGACCAAAAGCACCCATAACTTGAATATTTTCTCGCCCAAACGATACATAATCTGTCACATCTGCAAACGCAATATCCATGTACTTTTGAAAGATATCTTCCTGCTTTAACAGTTCCCTGTTCATATGATTCTGCTTTAGCTGTTCAATCTCTTTTCTGATCACTGGATTCTTCATAAGCCTGCTTCCTAATACGGCAGCAGATGCATAAGTACATCCTGGATAAGCTTTCATGTAAGCTTTCGTATAATTAAACATTCTGGATTGGTACAAACAAAAAAGCTGCTGCTGATCGGTAAGTTCATCGTTGATCACGACCTGACTTACATCCTCCGCAACGGCTTCTTTTTTGTGTGCACCCTTTTTATTTTGTGTGCACCCCTTTTGGATGCATCCTGTCTTTTTGTTCCTCGACCATGCGTATCGTTTCTTCCACGATTTCACAGTGTTCATCGAGACTCCATACTTGGCAGCAATGTCTTTATACTTCATTCCGGCTACGTAATCAGACTCTGCCAATATGTAGTTTTTTTCTTCATTCAAACATTACCACCTTCTTTCTTATTTCTTAAATGGACCTCCAGGGACTCGAACCCTGGACCGATCGGTTATGAGCCGACTGCTCTGACCTGCTGAGCTAGAGGTCCTTAAATTTATGCACGAAAAAAGCACCCGAAGGTGCTTAATTCAATATATTTTGAGATTTGATTAACCTTTTGTTGTACGCGCAACTCCTAATATATTAGAAATTGCATCTTGTAATACTCGTGAATAATTAATTCCCGCTTTATCGGCTTCTACACTCATCCAATATGGAATTGTACAGTTTTTCTTAACTGCTTTATTATCCACTCTCTTTCTGTACTCTGTAAAGTCTACATCTACAAGTGTTACTGTGTCTCCTGCTTCTACATTTTGAGCTTTTGAATTTGGTTCTGGAAGACTTTTTTTCTCATCTTCCATATCAATCCCCATCAATCCAATAGCATCTCTGGCCATTTCCATAGCCTCTGCTATTGTATCGCCTTCTGTAGCGATATCAAAATCAGGGATTTCTACATAATACCCTTCTTGATCCGGTTTTAAAATAACCGGATACGCTACTTTCTTTGCCATGTTTCCGTTCCTCCTAAAATCTTGCCGTTTGATCCTTTTTTCATTTTTGTTTTTCATGAATCCACCAAGTCTGGGGCTTAAAGCCCCAGTTTCTTGATAATAGATTTAGCTAATCGCTCCTTAATCTCTGGATGTCTTGGAATTGGCTCAATTCTGTTACCATCTGTATATAGATCATGGTTCCCACCATTCCGTTTTAAATACCATCCATTTTTTTCAAGGAGTTTAATCAAATCTCTTCTCTTCATGAAAAACTCTCCTTTTTTTAATTTATATGTTCATTATACGTACAAAATGCGTATAAGTCAATAATTTTATGCGTATTTTGTACGTATTTTTATTAGCAAGAAAAAGGAACATTTATGAAGTATCGCTTCATCTAATCGCTCTAGCCTATATATTAGCCTATTTTTTGCGAACGTGACCGAACATTTTCTAATTTTCTTGAAAAAATCTTGTATTTCTCATTCTGCAGCTGTCTTCTGTATAAGCTACTCGCCTTTTAGGGTGTAACTGATTCATCTTATGTGCTACCTGCAGCCACGTCATGCCATCAATGTAATAAAATCTAAACATCATTCTTAGTTCGCTCTTCTCAATGCTATTTATATATTCTTCCGCTTGATTCATGAGTTCCAGAAGTTCATTCTCTTTTTCAATCAACATAGCTTTTCGTTTATTGAGCAGCAGTTTCTTTCTGCTAAGTTCTGGTACTGGCATACCCTCAACAACAAAGTGCTGTATTCCACCCATACCACCGCTCACTGTGTCTTTTACAGTTCCTTCTTCCTCAATCCTGCTGATCTGCTTCTCTGTTTGCAAGATTCTTTTTCTTATATCTTTTACTTCTTCAATCATGTCTGTGTATTGGATCAGTACGTTCTTGTCCACGTTCTCCCCTCCTGTTACGATTTATTATCTGCTGCCTTATCCGATCCGCCATCTCCTGATACTCTTGCTTGTATTGCACCTGATCGGCACAAATGCCCATGCAGGTTATCTCTGCACAGGCTTTGCATGGATCAATCATATCTGCCTACCGCTCTTTCTTTTCATCTGACGGTTTCTTATGATCGTTTTTCTTGCATTTGAGTAATAAGGCCGTGATTCTTTCTCTCTTCTTCTTAATTCCTGTTCCTTTGCCTTCCAGGACAGATACTTCTCACATCCTGTCTGACAAGCAACTCTCTTTGATCCGTGTGATCTATCTTTACAATTTAGGCACGGACAATCTCTATATGCCATTATGTATCAACTCCTTATAATTTAGTTAACGGGCATTCCGTACATGGACTGTTATCTGCAAATAAATCTTCTCTATCATTTACAATAGTTGGATACTTGCAATAATCATCACACATCTCCTGCTTCACTTCTTCCAAGATGTCCGTTACTGTCTTCACTCTCTCATGATCCTCTTTCACGACACCTGTAAGATTCTCTGTTATTTGTGTACCAAATACTTCATTGTACATTTCATTAATTTTTTCATCTGATAGCTGTTCAAACGATGTATATCCAAGATTTACACATTTTGCATAAATCTTGCATGTTTTTTCATCACAATGTCCTATGTTCCCACATCGTCTTCTTAATCTCCATATCTTCTGCTCCCTTGTCATAACTCATCCCTCTCTTTCGCTGCGGCACAGAGTGACATCACTGCCACTCCTGCTACTGCTCCGATAAATAATCCACTTAAAAATCCAATGATCATAAATTATCCTCCAAACATGCTTACTGTCCCTTTTCTTCAATCATTCCAAGGGTTCCTGATTGCAGCTTTTTCAAAACCTCTGGAATATTCATCTTTTCAATAGTGTCTTTTGCAAGATTCTCTTTTAGTTTCTGTTCTAATGATTTAACAATATCAACTTCTACTTCGTGTTTTGCTCTCTGAATCATGTTACCGATCTTATCATCAAGCTCTCTTTTTAGATATTTTGTTGTAAGTAGATCTGCTGCTGAATACCGATTACTTCCCCAGTCTTGATAATTTCCATCTTTATCATATCTTTTCTCTTTAATGAAACTTTCAAATTGCATTCCTACATATTCGGATAATGAATAATATGTGATTTTATCACTCCAATCACTTGATTTTTCAGGAATCTGAATATTATTAATCTTTTCAGAGCATACATTTTCGATAAATTTATTGATTGCTTTATTGATTGTCTCTTCTGATTCTTTAACTTTCTCTGCAATCTTTGCATCAACCATTCTCAATGCTTCATGTGTTGCTTTCTTTAAAAGGGCATCTTCCACACCTTCAATGATTCTCTCTTTTAATTCTTCGTCAATTGAATAGGAATCTTCTTCCATCCAATCAAGTTCTACTTCGATATTAAATTTTGCCATAATTCTTTCTCCTTAACTTTCTTTAACAATTAATAGAAACGGTCTTTCTGCATTTCGTCATCAACTTCTTTTGGTATCGGAATCGGTTCAAAGTCATCGTTTTCCCCATTCATAAATTTAATCAAGTCATCTATGTAGTTGTTAAATTCCACCATTCTTTTTTCTTCATCGGTCATTATCGATCACTTCCTTCTCGCAATAAATACAACTCTTATCGCACTTGATCCGAACCTTTAGCTTCTGCTGCTTGTCCGGACACAACTTCATTTTTCTGATCGGTTTATTTGTGATCTCACAGATGTAACCTTCAAATTCTTTCTTGTTTACCATTATTTTTTCCT